GGGGCTGATGCCTCTGGTCTTGAGCTACGGATGTTAGCTCACTACATGAAAGATGATGATTATGTCAAGACTGTCGTTGAGGGATCAAGTAAGGACGGAACGGATGTCCATACGAAGAACCAAAAAGCTGCTGGTCTACAAACGAGGGATCAGGCGAAGACGTTTATCTACGCCTTCCTCTATGGTGCAGGGCCGGACAAGATCGGTTCTATTGTTGGTGGATCGGCTAAAGAGGGTCGCAGACTTACCACTGCCTTCCTTAGAGCGACTCCCGCGCTCCAGCGTCTACGAGATACGGTTGCCAAGTATGCGGGTAAGGGCTTTGTACCGGGGCTTGATGGTAGAAAGATTTGGGTACGTTCCGAACATTCGGCACTCAATAGCCTACTTCAAGGCGCAGGGGCGGTGGTCATGAAACAAGCCTTGGTGGTGCTGGAGAAGGACATTAGATGCAACAAACTACGTGCTAAGTTTGTGGTAAATGTTCACGACGAATGGCAGATAGAATGTCATCCTGATGATGCTGAAGCAGTAGGGAAACTGGCTGTGGTAGCTATCAGGGCAGCAGGGGAACACTTTAACCTTCGCTGTCCTTTGGATGGTGAATACAAGATAGGAAAATCATGGCGACAGACGCACTGAGGAAGATTATCATTGAGGTAGGGGAGGACACCTTGAAGGTAGACTTTGAAGGGGAAATCTCCGTAGGTGAGGCGTATGCAGTGTTCCTTAGTTGTCTAAAAGAAACTGAGGTACAAATGGAAGATATTATTAATAAAGTGCTTGACAAACCCAATTCGGGTGTGTTACACTAATAGTATGGCAGGGAGGAAAGACTCCCAATTCTTAAAATTGAAATTTAAAGGAAATTGAAATGAGCGATTTGAAACCAGTGAAGATTGAAGGTACTTTGTTTTGGAGCCGTTGGATGAACGAGTTTAACACCAAGTTCAATGACGACAATGTGAAGTACGAGGCGACCATTGGAGAACTCAGCGCAGGTGCGGTGGCAGCATTAACCTCTCTCGGGGTTAAGGTGAAGAACAAGCCTGAGATGGGTGACTACATTGTCTGCAAGTCTAAGTTTGTGTTTGAACCTAAAGACAATTCTGGTAAGGAAGTAGCCATCAAGGACATCGGTAACGGTACTCGTGGTGTGTTTCTTGTGTCCAGCTACACTCACAAGCTCTCTGGTAAGCATGGTAACGCCCCTTCGTTGAAGACGATTACCATCACCGACTTGAAGAAGTATGAGCCTGAAGCTGTGGTGGCTGAGGAAGACGCTGTTCTGTAATGACAGAAGAGCCTAAACTGGCTCTGGTTGATGCTGACTTTTTGGTGTATCGAATCGGGTTTGCAGATAGAGAAGCAAGCGAAGAGATCGCCAAGAGTCGGCTCACTAAGCTACTGTTTGATATTGTGTACGAGAAGCTCAAGGCTGATGACTACAAGGCTTGGATCACTGGCAAAGGCAACTACAGGTATGAGTTAGCCACTACAGTGCCTTATAAGGGCAATAGGAAGGACTTAGAGCGACCTCCACACTATGAGGTGCTCAGGGAACACTTGTTGCGTCTAGGGGCTGTAATGACTGATGGTGACGAGGCTGACGATGCAGTGGCTGAGGCTAGTGTTGACGGTGGGTGGATTGTCCATGTGGATAAAGACCTTAACCAGCTTGTGGGCTGGCACTACAACCCTGTTAAGGATGAGAAGTATTATGTTACGGAGGAAGAAGGATACCGTAGCTTCTACACTCAGCTATTAACTGGGGACAGAATAGATAACATCTTGGGTTTAGACGGTATCGGGCCTAAGAAGGCAGAGAAGATACTGAAAGAAGCCAAGACCGAGTTAGAGATGTATGAGGCTGTAAAGGCTGCATACGAAGATAAGGGAGTATCACATGAACGGTTACTTGAATCAGGACAACTTCTATGGTTAAGGCGACACAAGGGTCAAATGTACAGCTTTCCCCAAACATCCCCTGTGCCTTCAAGCTAGCGGGTTGTTACTGGAAGGTGATTGAGACTGAAGGGTTCTACGACCAAGGGATGTGTTATCCAGAGGAACACACAATCCGTATCCGTAAGGAACTCTCGAAGCAGTCAAAGGAGACTACTTTCTATCACGAGTTGGTTCACGCCATCCTGTTCACTATGGGTGAGAATAACCATGATGAGAAGTATGTTGATACGTTCGGGGCGTTCTTGCATCAGTACAACGAGAGTAAGATGTCTCGTCCTCAATCGGGGGTTAAATGACACCACAGAGTGCTAAACAGAAGGGTAGACTGCTCCAGCAATGGGTTCGGGACAAGCTGTTGGAATATGCTCCAGAGCTAGAGCCTGACGACATCAAGAGTACGTCTATGGGTGCAGGAGGAGAGGATGTGCAGTTGTCCCCTGCTGCTAGGAAGATGTATCCATACCAGATAGAGTGCAAGAGCATGGCTAAGGTGGGGGTGTACAGCTTCTACAAACAGGCAGCAGCACATGGGACACGACAGCCCTTGGTGGTGGTGAAGCAGAACGGAGCGAAGCCTTTGGCTATCGTTGATGCAGACTACTTTTTTAAGTTGATTGGAAATAAAGATGAAAATTGAGCAGTTTAGAGAGAATGAAGACGGAAGTGCAGACTTCAGCATCAGTGATATGACAGAGGAAGAAGTGATGTCCTTTGTTCGCTTGGGCCTCGTCAAGGCATTGGAAGCTGCTATTGAGGATGCTAAGAAGTATGACCCTAACCTTGTGATTAAACAGAATGAAGACAGCTAAACAAAGTGTAGAACTCTTGGACTGGTGTGGGGATGATCTCAGTGTTGTTAACGCAGCAAGGGTGTCATTCGCAAAGCAGTCTTCTTGGTCTGATACAGATACAATCTGCATGGAGTTACCTGAGAAGGACGCCAAGCTGATTAAGTATCTTGCAAAGCATAAGCACAAGAGTCCCTTCAATCACTGCTTTATGTCTTTCCGAGTCAAGGCTCCAATCTTCGTAGCTCGTCAGTTGGTGAAGCACGAATACTTGCCTTGGAATGAGGTTAGTCGTAGGTACGTGTCTGATGAACCTGAAGTCTACTTCCCTGAAGGGTGGCGTCAATCTGCTGAGAACGTGAAGCAAGGCAGCGGCGGTCTGCTTGTCGATCAAGGTTCTCAGGCAGAGATCGCTAAGATGACTGCACAGTATGCTTTGGATGCTTATTACACCTTGATGAAGAATGGTGTATGTCCTGAGCAAGCTCGTATGGTGTTGCCTCAGAACACGATGACTGAATGGATTTGGAGTGGAACCTTGTTTGCTTTTGCTAAGATGTGTAAGCTGCGGCTAGACCCTCACACGCAGAAGGAAACACAGGAGATTGCAAGGATGATTGACGCTGAGGCTAAGAAGCTTTACCCAGTGTCTTGGGTTGCATTAATGCAGTATGGTGAATAAATATTTTTAAAGGATCAGGAAATGAACGTGAATGAAGGCAAATACAAGGTTACATTTAAGATTGAACACTTGGAAGAAGGTACAACCATCCGAGAGTTTGAGATTGCAGACGATACTGTGTGGTCTGACCACCTGTGCAAATACCTAGACTTCCTCGGTGGTGTCTATGGTTACAGTCTCCTTGAGAAAGTAGCTGTTGGTGGCATGGCTTGGGGTCAATGGACTATTGAACAGCGCCCTACCTTTGATGATGTTGCAGTCAAGCAATGGGATGATGAAGGCTATGGTCAATGAGAATCCTAGTCATACCAGACTGTCAGGTGAAGGAGGGTATTCCTCTCCAACACTTGACTTGGGTGGGTAAGGCTATCGTAGACTATAAACCTGATGTGGTTGTGAACATAGGAGACTTCGCTGATATGCCTAGTCTCTCGACACACGACATCAAGGGTTCTAAGTACTTTGAAGGCTTACGCTACCAGAAGGACGTAGAGGCTGTTAAAGAGGCTATGAAGCTTCTTCTACAGCCTCTGCGGGATGAACAGGATCGGTTGAAACGGAACAAGGAGAAGGTCTACAAGCCTCGGATGATTCTGACGCTAGGTAATCACGAGAATCGTATCAACCGTGCGGTGAACAATAACCCAATGTTGGAGGGGCTTATCAGCACCAAAGACCTTGGATATGAGAAGGATTGGGAAGTACATGAGTTCTTACATCCAGTGTTCATTAATGGTGTGGGGTTCAACCACTACTGGCCTGTTGGCGCAATGGGTCGTCCTGCTTCCAGTGCCTCTGTCTTGGTTAACAAGCTCCACATGAGTTGTGTTGCAGGGCATATGCAAGGTAAGCAGGTAGCTTATGGTAAGAGAGCTGATGGTAAGTCAATCTGTGGTATCATCGCAGGGAGTTACTATCTTCACGATGAGGATTACATGGATCAGTTGTCGAACAAACACTGGCGAGGTCTTGTAATGCTCAATGAGGTTGAAGATGGTCACTTTGATGAGATGTTCCTTAGTATTGAGTATTTAAGCCGTAAATACGGAGGGGAGAAGAAAGATGAAAAATCATGACTGTGATGGGTGCTTCTATCAGTACAAAGACCACCGAGAGTATCCTTGTAATGGTTGCTTTATGAACTCACGGTATGTGCATCAGGATGTGTTTAAAGATGTGGATGATAGTCCTGTGTGGAAGCGACCTGCTGATGCTCTTCGTGAAACCTTTGGTAAGAAAGACTATGACACTGTGAACCGCCCACGACACTATATGCTCTTTGAGGCAGAAGGCATTGAGGTTCGAGATGTGATTGAGAAACTAGCAGACAAGATGTGGGCTGCTCCTATGCCTACTAAAGGTGGGGCAATGCAGTATGCTGACTATGTGCAGATGATGCAATACCTCATGCGCTTCATGGACAAGAATGGTGTGGAAGACCTGAAGAAGGCTCGTTGGTATTTGGATAAGATGATTGAAGCATATGAATGAGATCACTTTCCCAGAACTGAAGGAGCGTCTTCGTGAAGTAGAAGAGACTATGCTCATAGAGTTACTGAACATTAGAAGCGAGGACATCGTGGAGAAGTTCAGTGACGAGATTGAAGAACAACAAGATAAATTAAAGGATTATTTGAATGACGAATGAAATTGTTACCCCGTTCAGCTCCGTTGGTTACCTGACCTACAAGCGTACCTATTCTCGCCGCTTGAACGAGAATGATGCTGATAGCCCTACCGAAGAGTTTGAAGACACCATCAACCGTGTTGTCGAAGGTGCTCGTAAGCAGTTGGGCTGTGGGTTTACCTTGGATGAAGAGCAGCGTCTGAAGCGTTATATGCTGGAGTTGAAGGGTACTGTTGCAGGTCGATTCCTGTGGCAGTTGGGTACAGACACAGTGGGTAA